TTAATTCTCTATTTCGTAAGTTTGTAATGTACCAGTATAGCAGTACCCACCATACAACCATTTTGTTTTAGGTACGGAATTGTGGAACGTGGTTTCCCAACGTTTAGGAACGTAAGAAGTGTAATTGTCATCTTTAACTTTATACAAGCTCATATAGTTCCCTTTTGCTTTACATTGTAGATAGTCTATTCCGTTCGGTTTAGGGTTATATATGATAGTATTATTCCAATTCACGTTATCAGGTATTTGTGTAATATCTTGATAGTAATTGATCGTGGGGTTAACAATTTGAGCAAAGTTCTCTACTTCCGCCTTACATTCAAACTCTTGTGTAACTGGGTTAAAGCCTGTTGTTTCAAAGCCTTTGTGTATATTAATTTTAAACGCTGAACAAAAGGCATATTCTTCGCTGTAATAGAAACCAAAGTTTGCGGAAACTTCTCGCATTCCTTGTTTGCCCTCGTAGAAAGTCCAATCATAATATTCTTGATTATGCAATTTGAAATCAACCCCCAAAGGTTCTGAACCCTCAAACATCATTATGTTCTTTACTTTCCATGCACTATCTTTTGTAGCTCTCCAACGCATGGTTCGTTTACTCAAGTCAGGTATGGTACTTTTACAAGTAAACACAATTGTACATCTATGCCATGAAACGTCTTCTGAATCAATGAAATCATTCCAACTGACGAAACCGTCCGCCCTTGCTGAATGCAAAGAACCATTAACGTAAAGCGGTTTACTTGTGTCTACGAAAAGCCAGTCATATGGCCATGCTCCTATGAAGTTTTGTAGATCTCCTTTGATATATGGGGATGTACGCCTCACGTCAAATTGTAGTGTATAAGTTTTACCTGCTTGCAAGAAAGATAACTGCTGTCTGCCTATGATGTAATCTTCGTCATCTTTGGTACTGGGGCAATTAAAACCATAATATCCACTCCCATAAGTTCCATAGTGGAATATGTCACCACTAATTCCGAAAGTGTCCCAAACAGCTCCGCCCGACTTAGTGAAATAGTCTTTAGTCCATAAGTCTCTACCTTGATTAAATGGGTCAACAAATACCCAACCACCTTTCAAAAGGTTGTGACGCCCTCCGCGGTTCATTGTAGGCACCTGCATAGTTTCTTTAAACATCTCCCAGTAATCAGCTTTATGAACGTTGAATTCAATTTCATGACGTCCCAAGCCTATAAGGTCTAGTGGGTTTTTTATATGTACCATTTTACCGTTTATTGTACTATCCATTGTGTAATCCTCTCATTCCATAACCGTCAATTATAAAATCTTGACCGCTATAATTTAATTGTGTTGTTCCGTCCGTCCAACCTGTGATGTTATTATCAACTCCGCACCTCATTAACACACCTGCTTGAACCATTGTAATTTGTTTAGCTTGTGGACTTACCAGCATTCCTGTCTTTGTAACATTCCACTTATTAAAACGACTAATAGAAATGTTACTTAACACTTTAACTCTATATATTTTCATGCTTACATCTATATAACCCTCTGCGTACATTTCTCCGCTTTTTGAGCTTTGCAAAGGGTCAGCGTAAAACATTACGCAAAAGTCCATTTCTTCGTCATAATACAGTCCCATATAAACTCCTTTATTGCTAAAGAAATCGATATATTGTTCTTTGCTTAACGCCACCTCTATGTTACTATCATTAAAATTTATTAATTCAATAGGCTTGTGTATCAGCAATTCCTCAAAATTTAACCATGAAATCATTTATAAACCCTTTCTATTGTGCATAGGCCAGTCGTGAAGTCAACTGAACGAACGCCACATTCTCCGTAAGTCAAATTGCTTACGTTCGCTTTTTGCCCCCACCAAAATAATTTGGTATTGTAAGCAGTCGCATACATTTGAGGGTTAAACTTAACTTCGTTATACTTGATAACTGGGAATAATTTCTCTACTCCTAGCGTCACAGGTCTAGCATTATTAGGAAAGTCATCGTAATTCTTATCAGTCATGATTACATTACCTTTTAATTCTCCATTTTTTGGTATAATGCTCCAATCTCTAGCGTAACTGGCAGCACGAGATGAAGGAATTGAGAATTCTCCGCTCTTGCTCCATGTTCCGTCATTTTGTTGTTGAAACAACCAAGCCTTTCTTGTATTGTAGTTTGCAAAAAGAATTTGCGTTGGTACTGGTCTAGTCCTAGAATTTTCGTATTCTCTGAACCAATCTTCCGTGCTCCGTTCTGTTTTTAACACCCCAGTCGCCCAAATACTTGTGGCACTTGAGACGCCTTTTAGTTTTTTTGTGTCCGTTTCGCTTAGTTTAGGCTTGTAAGGTGCTAAAACTACCCCAGTGGGGAATGCTACGCTTCCAGTCCATTCATTCATAGAAGTATAGTTAGTTTTCCCGCTGACTTTACAATTGCCAATGCCTTCACTTGATACCATTTCGACCGCGTAACTATCATCTACCCAGTCCGCCCAATAAGAACCCATGTTATAATTGTAATTTACCATTGCCGATAGGATTACTTCGAAAACCTGGTAACGTTTGTCAGCTTGTTGATAAATGAAACCTTCAATAATATTACTTGACATTTCCCCGAACATACAGTCAATTGCTGTATTTGCGTCTGTGACATACAAAGGTTCTTGATTGTCAACCCATGCTTTTGTGTCACTATCGAAGTTTTGTCTATTGTTTGTGAACTGTTCAGGATAGATGACGTTACCAGTCAAATCAAATATGCCTTTGTCTCCGTTCAAGACGTGAAATTTGATCGTTCTACCCGCTTCGGTGTCATAAGTATCGGAATCAATACCAATTAACACACGTTGGGACAATGGACGAGAATAGCACCACACAACGTCTTGTCTGCAAATTCCTCTTTCTTCTAAGTTAAAGAAGTTTGTAAGTTTTAAACCTGTCCAATTGTAGTCTTTGTAGTTTGTGCTTTGCGTCCCTGTCCCCTCATAAGTACCAGTGAATGGCGGCGTTCCGTCGTCGTCGTTAGTTTTTTGAAACACATAAAATTCATCTCTGTCTTCAACAAAAGGCGTAACCTCTCCGCCCTGTTCAATTTTAGGCAAATACACTTCAAATTTAACAAAGTCGTTTGTTTGGGCTACTTCAAAGGCTATTCCAAACTTTTCCGCTGTTTCCGTACTAGGTAACGTATAAATCTCTTTTACATCTACGTACTGATAAGGTTGGACTTGGTATGTCGCTACAAGCTCATTTTTTGTACCGTATAGGAGTTTTAGACTCACTTCTAGTACATTACCATTAGGATTGTATAAAGTACCTGACAAGCCATACTTTTGCCCTCGTGTGAGGTTCGGTCTAACGAAGTTAGGGTAAATGTCGTGCCGTGTCCTACTGTAATCTGTACAAAAGGCAATACCACTTTTTTTATTCTCCCATCGTGGTTTAGTGATGATAGACCCAAAACTCGACGGTCTATTCCATTCTTCAGGACATTTTTTTCTTTGCCAACGGTTGCTAGTTTCTGCTCCCGTTGTTCCGTCCAAAAGATATATACGTCCCGGCAAATCTCGAATTGTTTCAATACCTTTTAAAGAACAACGCTGCACGATGTTCCAATTAGGTTTTTTAATTGTAAAGTCCCGGCCTGTGTCCGAGTTCCAACAATACGCCTTAAATATAGTCATTCTATTACCAGTCCTTCCATTAAGTCTACTAAATCCTTTTCGGTGCTTACTTCGTCTACTTTTTGTTGTTTGAGTTTTACGTTTGCGTCAATATAAACGCCCTCGATCTCCATTAGTTTCAACAATGCCGAACGGTCTGGCAATTTATTGACTTCCGTAACTGTTCGCCCTGTTTCCGTCTTACGTCCATTAGGGTTGTTTTTGTATTGAATAACTGTCTTTGTTTCTTTTGCTCCAAAAGCTAGGGTTTTTAACGCCTCTAGCATTTTTTTGTTTTCTTCTTCTGTCATAGCCATTAGATAAAATAGTCCTCGCTTTCTTCACTTTCTAAGAACCACCACATTAGATTAATTAAAGCGTCAGCCAAATCGATCTTGTCTGTATAGCCCTTTTTGATAATACGCATTAGTCCAAAATCGTTTATTTTTGTCTCTGCGTTCATTAAATGCACAGCTAGTAACTTACTATCAAAATGTATTTTACCCTCATCCATGAGTTTTTGAGTAGCCTCTAGGGTATTTGATAGCTTGAAACTGTTCTGCATTACTTTATTATAGAATTCAATGTCATAAGTCTGCTCAAATTTATTTATGAAATTTTTAGCGTAATTAGGGTCATAATTCAATGCAATTGGAACGCTTCCGTTCATAGCACTCATAAAAGCGTCCCATGCTTCGTCTGACATGTTATTAACGCCCTCGTGGGTTATTGTTTCCCCTAAGTGTTTAAACTTGTCCTCGGAACTCTCTGGCATGACTGGGATAGCTTTAAAATAATAGTGTCCGTTTTCTCTGTACCCTATCACAGTACCCCAAACATCTCCCCGAACAGAAAAGTCCGAACCAATAGCAACTAAACGACCCTCGAAGTCTAAAGGAGGTACTAGGCATTTATCTACTATTTGCTTTGTAAAAATAGTAGTGCTATCAGTCATTGACAAATTAAAGCGTTTAGTGATAATCTTAGCCATTTTAACAGGGTTACCGATTGCACCTATAAAATCCTTTTGAACGTCTTCGAGTGTTAAAGTATAACCCAAAGCGGGGTTTGCCTTGATGTACTTAGAATTGTCTTTCACTTCGTCATAATCGTCTAAAGCATAATAGAATACCCAATGGCTGAAATCGTCGTCTTTTACCCATTCTTTCCAACTTTCCAACTCATCATCATAAGCACCGCCACGGATAACGTTGTTTGTGGTAGATATAAAAAGCGTCCCCTTATTTTTTCTTAGCCCCTGTCTAATAGTGATAAGAGGGTTCTTTTTAAACGCTCCAAATTCATCTATGATAACAAGCTGTTCACGTCCACCGTCTAGCGTGTCCTCGTTACTGGCATAGATAGAAATCTCCGTCCCTTTGCTTTTAAGTATTGAGTTATCTTTTACAAATATCTGCTCTTTGTTTAGTTTAAATTGATTTTTGAACTTATTAATTATAGTGCCTTGACAGTTCCCCATAGCTCTAAAATGCTTCATTAAGATTTTTTCAGCTTGGTCTTTTTTGGTAGCCATTAAAGCTATAACACTATTAGGTTTAGGAAATAAAAAGAGTTCAATCAAGGCTATCATGACATCAAGAATTGACTTAGCGTTTGAACGTCCTACAATAACAACGAACTCGTCAATCTGATAAGGTGTGCAATACATTAAAGTAAGTACAGCTTTGTGATATGGTATGATTTTAAAACGTTCGTTATTAGGCAAAGTCATAAACTCCTCAATAAAATCAAATATTTTTTGCGCCGTTTTGTAGTCTATTTCATGCTCGATTTTAGCCACTTTCTTTTTTAGCAGCTTAATCATTTTGCCGTTATCTTTATCTTGTCCTATCCAATCTTGAATTAAACTCATTTTTATATCCCCTTATATTAAGCCCTCCGATATAATTCTTGCGTAATCTATTAAATCGCCACTTCGTTCCATTCCTTGGTGGCATTTATGGCAAAGAACTTCAGTAGGTACATTTATTACTTCTTTGTCAAAGTCGTTTACTTCTAACATGTCATTATTCCATTGTAGTGGTATAACGTGGTGGCATATTAAATGCTCTGTACTCCAACATTTCTCACAATGCCCTATCCTGTTCTTTTCTGCACGTGCCTTTTTTATCCACTTATGGTTGTTATATAGTTTGCTTTTAGTATAAATCAACGTTTATTCAATTTAACCCCATTTCTTTCCAATTTGTTATAGATCTCTTTAGCAATCTTTTGACCGTCTGCACTAGATTGTACATAAATTTTAATGTCTTGTTGTGAGTTGTCTTGTGTTCCGATACTAGACTGTGCCGTTGTCCCTTTGCTTGCTCGTGTGTAAGGTTGTACAGCGCCCACCGCTTTGTTGATTGCTTCCCTGCCGCCTGCGAAGAATTGTAAGTCTAGTGGAATTTGACCGTTTCTAGAACCTAGGAGTTTTTGTCCAAGTCCTTGATTTTCTTTTAACCCTAGAGGGTCAATGTTACTCGTTAGCCAATGAAAATCACTGAAAGCGTCGCCCCATGTGCTATTCTTTCTAAACCCTAATGCTTTACCGATTAGACCCGTGTTACCTCCGATATCACTTGAAGCATTTAACAAGTTTTGAACAGCTCCATAGGCGTTATTAGCCCAGTTATAGAGTTTCATAAGTTTGTTAATACCGCTTCCGATTTTACCTAAAAAACCCTCAATAGAAGCAAAGTTTATTTTATTAAAGAATTTAGTGACTGCCTCTTTAGCGTCATTTACCGCGTCTTCCATTTCTTTACTTGAAACTTTACCGTCTTTGTTCTTGTCAATGATTTGTGTTAAAGCCCCAACAGCAAGCCCCGCCATTTGTCCTAATTGACTACCAACAATGGTAGACATTTCAGTTGCGTTATTACCCAAACTAGCCATATCTATACCAGTATCGCCTAACCCTTTACGGAAACCGTCCAAAGCGCCTGTGTCGAAACCATTAGAAATCATTTCTCTAATTTGTCCCCAAGTGCTAGGTCCTGAACTCACCAGTTCGTTCCCTTTTTGTTGGAACTTATCCAAAGCGAGGTTCATTACGTCCGTACCGATAGCACCGTCTTCCATAGCTTGCTTGAACTCTCCCATACCTATGCTAGTATGATTGATTTCGTTGTACGCTTGGATAAGCATGTCACGGAACTGAGCACCAAGTGCCGATTGCATGATTTGGTTGAAGTCTTGGGCGTGTAAAGTTCCCGAACCTAACGCTTGAGCCAAACCATAAGAGAATTGTTTCTGTGTGTCCATTGTTAGTCCTAGACTGTCCCCAACGGCATTAATTGAATTAACAATTTTAAATGCTTGGTCACCTGTTAGACTAGTATAACCCGAAATGGTAGACCCTAACTCATTTAAGTCATTACGCTGTGATTTGAGTAGCGAGCTACCTAAATCAATATAGCTATTAAATTTTTTGTAACCCTCTGCACCGTCTGACAGAGTAGCTGTTAAGCTCTTTTGTGCTTGGACTTGACGGTCGTATGTACTCATTAAGTTATTAGCAAAGCCACTGGTTAAGTCAACAACTTTTGAAATTCCACCACTTACAAGACCAATAGCTGACGAAATACCACTTACAACGTTACCAACTTTTGAGAATGTACCAAGTAATGAACCACCTGCTGACTTCATTTTATCAACTGCACCCGAAAGCTCACTACTTTGGATATTTTGCGAACCTACTTTTGCTAGTTCTGTGCTTAGTCTTGTCGCTTGCGTTTGGGCTTTTACTAACTGGCTTTCTAATGCCTGCACTTGTTTTTGTGTCGCTCCTGACATCTTTGCGTTTGCAAGTGCCTTTGTTAAATTGTCTACATTCTGCTTAGCAAGGTTTAAAGCTCTTTGAGTTTCTTTAATACCTTTGTCTTTCATAGTCACAGAACCTGTTATTTGAGCGTTCTTGTTCGTTTCTTTAGCTAGACGACCAATGTTATTAATTTCTCTTTGAGCTTCCCTAGCACTACTTAAAACACCTTTAGTGTCCAGTTCTGCCTGAATGACATATTTTTCTTTAGCCATTGTTTGTTATACTCCTTAATTTACGCTGAATGTTTTTAGTTTTATTGTCCATTTCGTGAGTGGCTCTAACTAGTGTCCGTCCATAACGTTGGTGTAAATTACGGTCATGTAATAAGACGTTGAGCATTCTCCAACTTTCATCTTTTGCTTTAAAACCGTTGATGATACCAATGTTTCCGCTTTTTAGTGAACCGTATGAGCGTGTTACTTGCTTATTAATTTTCTTAGTATCAAACTTAACAGGGTAACGTGAGAAATTTCCACCCAATGAACTTTTATAACTACGCTTGATTGTATTCTGATTAGAATTGAAGCTATCAACCATTTCTAACCAAACTTTCTTAAGCTGTTTCTCTGTGAAATTTTCTAGTCCTGTGACTTTGTTGGTGGTTGCCATAATTCTACCTCCACATGCTCCGCTTTGTTTAAATCTTCTGCTGTCGTTTTTTTCTTTTCTTTAGGTGTCAACGTTGAAATTAATTTTAGCGTCCACCCTAAAGGTCTATGACTGTACACATCATAGGGAACTCTAAAAACTGTCATAGCACTAACAATTGCAAGTGTTGTAATTCTTGCGTCTTCCCTTATTTCTTCTTTGCTAGTGCCACCGCTTTTTTTGTTTCGTCTACCAATTGCTCCATAAGTTCGGCAACCGTAACAGGCAACAACCCACCAATTAAAGCCCCTAAAATTTCGTCAAGTGTATATTGTGGCGAGCAAGCCCAAAAGAATAATGCCAAACTATGATAATCACGTTCGTTCAAATCTCCAAAGTAAATACCATTATCTTCCATACGTTCTAACGCTTTAAAATCAAATTTAAAATCTTCTTTCTTCATCTGTGTGTATCTCCTTATAAATTAAAATAAAAGAGTGGGAACTATTAATTCCAAGCCCTCCACTCTTAAAAAATTACGCCTTGATGTCAGTAGATGTGAGCGGTTTTAGGTCTGTAAACAACTTTTTGAAAGCAAGTGCCGGTCCACTTGTTCCAGTTGCTAGGTCTTTGTCAGACACTTTGAATTTTACAAACAAGCGTTTCTTGTCCCCTAGTGTAAAATCTCCAGTTGTAACAGTTGCTGTGTGTTCGTATTCTTTACCTGTTGGACTTTCTTCGTCCGCTTCGGCTGTGTCACTTGGTGTAGTGGCTTGGACACTTGGATAGAATGTTGCTTTATATCCTGTTCCGTCATCGTCACGGTAACGTTCAGCATAAGCGAAACCATAAGGCTTATAATTAGCCGCGTCATCAGTCAAGAAACCTGAAATAGCCCCAAAACCTAAAGCGTGAGTTGCAAAGGAGTCAGGCAAGTCATAAGACTTAACTTTAATTTCTGTGTTTTTAGCACCTGCGATTGTACGATAAGGCGCGTTAAATCCTGCATAAAAGTTTTTGTTCTCTTGGTTGGTTTCTGTTTCGATACCACGCAAACCCGCAATTGGTATTCCTGTGGTTAACCCTGTTGGGTCTGTGAAGACTACCCCATACCCTAGTCCGTGGGTTAGTTCATTTTTTGATGTATATGTCATTTATTTTTATCCTCCTGCTACTTCAAAGACTTTGATAGCACCGTCTTTAAGGAAACCACCGCAAACGGTAATAGTTCCATAAACTTGTACTTTATTATGGCGAACATCTTTAGTCACTTTGAACTGTGGCGTTAAATCGCCCGCTAGAATCCCCTTATAAGGGTTAACGAGAATTTTATCAAAAACATTCCCAATTTCTGTGTTATAGTGCTTAAAGCTCAATGTTTCAACTTTTGTTACTCCATTAACTACTGGTGTGAAATCATTTTCTTTTACAAATAGAATGTCATCTCCTGACTGTGAAAACTTATTTGCACTTGCTTTATGTTTGATAGCCCCAACAATTGAACTTGTTGAAATTGAAGTGTGAACTCCTGCCCAAATCAAGTGACTTTCAATTGTTTGATATAAAGTGTCTCGCACTGTTTGTAATGAACCTTGTATACCGTCAGCGGTCAAGTTACCTGAATCTGATAGATTTATACCAAAACCAAAACCACGAGGTGTCAAGATTTTATAACTTGTTTCATTTACATCTAACACGCTACCAGTTTGTCCTTGCTCTTTAGCTTCAGGAAACCCTGTTAAATTAACAGACTGCAATAAATCGGCCCCAACTTTAGGAATACGTGACAAGAGAGGGAACAAGTCTCCAAGCCCCTCTATATTAGTCACATTCTTAATTTGTTGGGTATAACGGTCTGTAATATTAAAATCAGCCATTATTTACCCCTTTCTTATACTCCAAGACCTTTTTTTGTAAGATAAGCCGAACGGTTTTTACCACGGATAGATCCACCTACAAGAGTTTCGGATAACCATTGTTCTACGTTGTAACGTAAGTCAAAGTCGTTGTAGTTTTCCATGTTCAAATCTCCGATAAGTACGTACTCATCATGATTGTATACAGCTACCTCATCTTTAGGCATCCACACTCGTGTTTCGAGATTAACAGCACCGAACGATTGAGCAATTTGTTCTTTTGTCGCAAGTTCGCTAAAACGTGAGTGACCGTCAGTTCCTTTGAGCTTGCGCAACTCTGCAAAAGTTTGCGGACTCATAACGATTGTGATTGCGTCAGAGATTGAGCATTCCGCAACTGCGTCAGTGATACCCTCAAACAAATCCGTATACTCGATTTTTTTGGTCCAACCGTCAGTCGCAGTCTTCAAACCATAGAAACCATTTGAACCGTCAGCCGAACCAAGAATCATGTTATGTTCCACTTTTTGGATAACACGGTTGACCATGTCTGACATTACATATTCAGATAACGCACCTGAATCATTTACACCACGGACGGTGGCTTTATCCATTTGTAAGTAAGCCTCTGCCATTTGTGGACGAAGTGAACGTTTTGTGGCCGTTTGAGCTTTGTTTTTATCCGTACCAGCTTTGAAAGTACCCGAAATGAAAGTATCATCTACACCGTCTTCAGCAAGTGTCAAACCTTGGAAGCGTGCTTTTAAAGCTCCGTCATAAATTCCGGACTTACGAGCATATTTTGATGTGATAGACCCGAGAGAGTTGACAACGTTCAAATCTGAAGCGTTAGCGAACTCACGCAAGAAACCTTGTTCAGGCATTTCAGCCATTTTCGAACCAAGTTCACGCATAAATTTATGTTCAGCAACTTCAGGTTTTTCGCTAGGAATTGACGCTTCACGTTCTTTTTTAAGTTCTTCGCGTTCTTTGTTAAGCTCCGCAACTTTAGCTTCAAGTTCTCGAACTTTTACACCTGCTTCGATTGCTTGCTTCATGACTTCTTGTGTTTCGTTTGCACCCATTTGTTCTTGTTCTCCTTTTTGTTCTTCTCTTACTTTTGTCACTTTAGCACCTTTATTGCTAGGTAACGGAGTTAGTGACACCTCCGTGATAGTAACGTCTTTATAATAACCCACTCCGTCAATTTCACGTGCTTTCATACCGTTAGTATTAAAACCAACTGATAAGCCTGTTTCTTCGATATTTTCGGCTGTATACTGTTCTTCGTCGACATAACCTGTCAAGATTACATCGTCCCCCTCGAGATGAACAAACCCTGAACCAATCTTTTCTCTATGGCGGTTTAGGATATCTATTCCGTCTCCTGCGTTAGCAATTGACTCAATGACTGTGCCATGAGCGTCAATCGTTCCCAATGGGTTTGCTATCCCTCGTACTGCTTTTACTTTCAATATTTCCTCCTTTTGCCGTTGTTGATATA